CCTTTGCTATGCAGCAGTTATAGATATTTATTTGAATTCAGAATCCGCTAAATAATCCAAAGGCCCTTGAACAATGCAGAAGAAAACAAAAAGTATCCTGGAAGAATTGGACACATTGTACGAAGAAAAGTATGCTGAGCGTGATCGCCGGCATATCATTGAAAGTCGTGCCAGCAATGTGATTGCTTCTGCTATACGCTTGATAGAACAGATCGAATCAGAGTATGCACCTGAACAAGCTGAAAATCTCACACGCAAATTGCTCAATGCCATACGAACCAAAGACTCTGGAAAGTTTGCCAGATCAGTAAGGAAAACCGATGCAGATTTATGAAATAACAAGAAAACCCAGAGTTGATGAAGTACTGGGTGCAATGGCCAAGACTCTTGGTGGTGCTTTGTTGAACAAAGCAGTGTCAGCAGTGGATCCAGGCTTTGCTCAAGACGATCAACCTGACAACGTGAGTTCAGGACAACGTCAAGCCACTGCTATGAAAATGAATGCTGGTATGATCAAGGCTCTGGCCAAAAAAGCACAAGAAACCTGGACCACTGAAGTACAGAACATGATTGTGACCAGTGAGCCCAAGATCATGAGTGCATCCCAACTCAAAGTGCCCACAGTCGAGATGGAACTTCAGGCTTTGATCAACAGTCTGGCCAGATTTGATGTAAGCGATTTAGCCGCTGCAAAAGATACTACAGGACAAAGCCAAGCAACTATTCAAAAATTAATGCAGGCCAAAGAAGAAGTGGTCAAAGCCACTGTGGCACCCAGGGCCGATTCTGCTGCAATGAGTCGTGCCTGGGAAAGCCTGGCCACTATGATTGCTCAGGCACAAAACGTCAAGCAATTTGCTGGCACAGAAGCAGCAAGCTCAGATCGTGGACAGCCGGCCAAAACATCAACTGGCCCAGACGGAAAACCATTGTTTAACGGCAAACCTTACAACAAGACTGATCCAGCTCATAGGCTTGCTGTTCAGCAATTTGGCGCTAATCCCGACACATACGTACCAAAAATCGCATAATGAAATTACTAACTACATTACTAGAAGGCGGCAATGTTTTTAAGGACAAGCAAGGCAGCCCATTGACACAACGCATCAATCAAGCAGATGTGCCCGCTACCATTGCGTATCTTGAAAACGTTCTGGGCATGGAGTTTCCCGAAGAACGTTGGTTGGGGTCCACAGGACGCAAACCCACATCTGGAGACTTGGATTTGGCTGTGGATCTCAGTGAAATCAACAAAGATCAACTTGCTGCCAAACTCACACAGTTTGTGCAAAGTCAAAAACAAGATCCACGTGAATGGGTTCGCAAAGGCGGAGAAGTGCATTTCCGTACTCCCATTGCTGGAGACCCTGACAAAGGCTATGTGCAAACAGACTTTATGTTTTTCCCTAATTTGGACTGGGGCACATTCTTTTACGGTGGTGCAGAAGGATCCAACTACAAAGGCATGAATCGCAATGTGTTGATGAGCAGCATTGCCAAAGCTTTGGGACTCAAAGTGGGTGCCAATGGCATGTTCAGCCGCACCACAAATGAATTGGTTCGTGGCGGACAAGACCCTAACTATGTGGCCAAAGTACTACTGGGTCCTGCGTTCTCTCGAGAAAATCTAAAGAACGTAGAAAGCATTTACAAAGCACTCAGCAATGATCCTGATCGAGAAGTCAAACTAAAAGATTTCCGTGAATACCTGGCACGTGAAGGTCTGCAGGAACCACAGCAATCTATGTCTGAAAATGACGTAGGCTTCTTGGGACGTCTGCGTGATCGTATTGTAAATCAAGGTATGATGCCCTTGGTTGAAGCTGAACAGGCAGGAGTTGGCGGTAGAGCCAAGGGTATTGAACACTTGGAAGATTTAGTGTTTCGCAAAGGTACTCAGGGTATTGTGGACGCACTAGAAATTGTGCGGCATGCTACTGAAGCACCTAAAAAAACTACCACTGCCAAATGGGACGGTAAGCCTGCGTTGATCTGGGGCCGCAAACCCTCCACAGGCGAATTTGTGCTCACAGATGGATCAGGATTTGAAGCCAAGGGCTACGATGGACTGGCCACCAGTCCTAGAATGATGGCTGATATTCAAAACACACGATCTGGCAATCGCGATGAGTTAATCAACTTATATGCAACACTGTTCCCTGTGCTGGAAGACACACTGCCTGCTAACTTCCGTGGCTATGTCAAAGGTGATTTGCTGTACATGTCAACCCCGCCAGAAATTGCAGGCAATTATGTGTTCCGTCCCAACACTATCGAATACAAAATTCCAGCTCGGAGTAACTTGGGACAACGTATTGGCAACAGTGATATTGGTATTGCTGTGCACAGCATGTATGCAGATGCTGGTGAGCCCCGCCAGCCCTTGAGCGGTGTTGTCTTTAATGAAGTACCGGGACTGATGTTGGAGCGTCCTGCAACACCTTCGGCGCTGACAGCAGAATCTGCTAAAGTCAAGCAGCTCAAGCAATTGGTGCGTACCAGTGGCGCAGCAATCGACACCCTGTTCAACCCGGTGGAACTGCGTGCCAACAAGATCACTGACTTGGCCAAGCTGTGTGTGGACTACATCAACACCAAAGTTGGCACACCCTTGAATCCGCAAACACTGCTGCCCGAGTTTGGTGAGTGGCTCAAGACCAAGGTGACACCGCAAAAGTTCCGCAACATAGTGGAATACCTGCAGAGCCCCACATCAAACACACAGGCCATGGCCGCTGCATTTACAGCATTCTTGTTGTTGCACGATCTCAAGATGGATATCCTGCGTCAAGCAGATCTTGAGCATCCTGGACAAGAGGGTTGGGTAATGGCCACTCCTGCAGGCTATGCCAAGGCGGTGAACCGCTTTGATCCCAATGCTTTTGCTGCTCAAAATCGCAGGCAAAACAATCCGCAAACGGCTTGATTTTTGCCAAAGACATAAATAAGTGTAGGGCTAAAGCCCACTAACTTAAAGGAAAATCAAAATGGCATATATTACCCCAGTAAACGGCGATGCACAACCAGTATTCGCTATTGACGTTCGCAGCCCAGTTGCAGCCGGTGCTTCTACCGCAGCAACACCAGTAAATCCTGCTGGTCCTAAGCTGGACTTCTTCAGCGTAACTGCTAACACATCAGTTGCTGCACAACAAGACGTGCAAGAATACGTTGCTAACGTTATTCAAGCTGTTCAACAAACATGCACAGTGGCTGTGTATCAAGTTGACGGAGCACAAATCAGTTTTGGCGTGTTCCCAACTGGTGCATTTGCTAACGCAGAAACCAACACATCAGCAGCACAATTCTTGGCTGCGGCTAACATCACTTACACTGGCTTCCAGTTGAACAGTGCTGCTAGCGTAGGTTTCAAACTAGCTACTTCCTAATCACTAGCTGATTAAACAACAGCCCAGGGTAGAAATATCCTGGGCTTTTTGTTGGCCGTTAAATACCCGTAGAATGAAAATCATATGTAGAACTTTTTTTGATTGCAGTGCTACTGGTGTAACTGGTCATTTTAGACCCAGTCAAGTGCCTTTCAACGATCGTGCTGGGGGTGTAGTCCAGGATCAACGAAGCTGGAACTATGCCAGAAACCAACAGCGCAACTGGGAAACACTGAATCAATTGATCAGTTTGCGAACTCAGCCACTGTCAGTGACCAGCTTGGGTCACAAAAACGGGGTTTGGAGTTTTGAATTTGAAGTAGAATCTTCTTTGGTATATAGTAATTCAGGTCAAGAAGATGATATCACTGTGCTGGTAAATGAGTGCGATGGTGTGCCCATGATAGTGGGACTCAACGAAACTCAAACCCAACACTCGGTGTTGATCACACAAGGATCTGACCAAAACATTTGGTTCAATCCCATAAATACACCACTGGAGATTTAACATGGTCGATACCACTGACATTGAAAAAAAGAGCTTGGAAGCCCACGTTGAATTGTGTGCTGAGCGTTACAAGATGCTGGAACTCAAGCTGGAATCTGTTGACGGCAAAATCGCAGAAGTACATTCAGATATCAGTGTTATTGCAGAAACAGTCAACAAGATGGCTGAAAAACGCAACGATCAACTGATTGCTTGGGGTATTGGCATCATTGGCGCCCTGACATCCACTGTGGTCTGGTTAATGACCCAATATGTTTTCAAATGATACAACACAAAAAACTCGAACAGTTTGCTACCAAAGAGCTGCACAGTTTGACCGCCAAGCTCATTGTGCCTGACGGCAAAAACGGTTACAATGCGTTTGGCAAATATCATGTAGTGCCTGGTTCGCACAGTGTGACAGTGGGTATCAAAAATCAGGATTCTTTGACTTTTGGCAGCAAACGCAGTGCCATTAGTTGGTGTGTAGCAGATCATCTAAATCAGCATGCTCTGGCTCGCAGCATTTATTTGCTGGACAACAAAAAACACAGCTTGGCAGCAGACATACGGTGTCGCCGAGCACTGGCCGAAAGAAGTCGTAGCCAAGACTTCTACGAATCAGTAACAACCAAGATACAAAGCAAGGTTGACTACTACAATGCATTGAACAACGAATTAGAGAAATGTATTAATTCGGCTAAATATTGGCAAATAAGAGGATTCTCCAATGAAACTGAACGACCTGGCCGCTCCGCGTCCCACAAAGCAAATCGCCAAAGTATTTGAAAGTT